CGACCGATGATAGTATCAAAGTTAGTAAGTGTATTTGGAATACCACCTGTCCAAAGATTTCCTCTTTGTCCAACTGTGTAGAATACACCTTCAGAACCTTTATTACCATATGTAGGGTTAATTGTGTTATTAACAACACCTGAACCTGCCTCTGCAGGAACTGCTTCAACCATAGCTGTCTCTAGATAATCATCGAAACGTAAACGAGTTTCGTGCTCAGACTTCATATACCATAGGTATCCTGTAGCTCCGTTTTCAGTAGTTACTTCAACCCAACCGATTTGAGCCATATCAGAACCTGATACTGAATACTTATCTTTAATGATAATAGGAGAGTTTTCAAAGATGTAATCATCAGACTCTAAAGAACCTTCCATTCCTACTGTTCCTTTCTTAAATTCAGAACCGTAGATAAAGATAGTAACGTCAGAGTTTCCAAGACCTGTACCTGCAGTTACAAGACCACCACCTTCATAGAAAGCAACTGTACACTGAATAGGAGAAGCAGTAAGGTCAACGTCAGTAACGATACCTTTATTCTCCCCTGAACCGTTATTTTGAATTACAACAACAGTCTGTCCTTCTCTCAATGCGATACCGCCTTGAGCTGAAAAAGGAACTTGTCCTGTAGTGGTAACACCTGTTGGTGCAGCCGGGTCGTTAATTTGGAATACTGCTGAATCAGCGTTAACTGCAGCAGCGGTACCTACTTGTGTATACTTCACGTGTAGTCTACCTTGCTCTGCCCATTTTACTAAATCTGAATTAGAAGGAAGCTCTGCTCCTACTAATCTTAAAAATGAACTAATTGTTCTGTTGCCATAACGCTCAAACTCTTTTTCATAAGTATCAGGAAGATACTGATTTAAGAAGTCAAAGTTAGTTATGTAGTTTGTTGCCAAAGGCACCTGCTGTGCGGATGGCTGTAGGTCAAAACCGGGACCTGTAAATGCTCCTGCCATTTTTTTTCTTTTTTAATTTTTAAACTTATTTTTTACTTTTAATTTTTAAGCCTCTACTGCTTGGTGCAGATATAGACTTGAATTGCAACCCATCCTTGCTACGTGCAACCTGAGGTGTTTTACGCTCTATCATATCGACATTTTTCATCTTACGTGTCACGTCCTCTGTTGCATCTGATTTACCTTGTTCGTAAAAGAACGAAGCAAACCTTTCAGGATTCATTGCGATGGCTAACGCCCTGTGATACCCTTCAGCATTACTAATCAGTCCTGTCTCTTTGTCCATAAATTTCTGAACAAACAAAGAAGAATCTAACTGAGATTCTTTTAGCTTATCTGCATCACCCGGATTAAAAGTTAAAGTAGTATCTCCAACTTTGAAATCAAAACCTTTGAAATCTGAAAATACTTCATTGGTTTTATTAACAAACCAATCTCTTTTTCTTTTTAACTCCTCTTGGCTACTTTTAGCCGACTCTAGATATTGCTTATAATCATTAAGTGCTTCTTCTTGCTCCCTAGAAATTCCAACCGTGCTTGACTCAAGGGGTTGTTTGTACATTTCTTTTTGCTCGTCAAAGAACTTTTTGGCTTTAGCAATAGCTTTTTTCTTAGCCAACTTAATTTTCTTTACATCCTTTTCATCGTCAAGCTCTTCATCATATGTGTAGTCGTCCATAAGAACATCTACATCATCCATGTCAGTAGCTTCTCCGCTTGAAATTAAATATTCAGATAATAGTTGGTCATCCTCCATAGAAGAAAAATCTTGATTAAGTTTTACATAATCATCCATTCCTCTTCCTGTAGTCTTTTTATATTCAAAGTATGCTTTAACATCCTCAGGCAACTCTTCATTTGCTTCTTTTTGTTCGAAGAGTTGGTCTACTGACGTAAACTCCTTTTCATATCTATTCTTAATAAATGAAAGAACGTCTTCCTCTTTTAGTTGTTGAGGTTCATTTGAAACACTCTCAGTCTCAATAGTTGTTTCAGCACTCGCTGTTTCAGTTTCTTCAGACTCTATTTGTTTCTGCTCGTGTTTATCAAGCAGCTCCTGCTCGATTTCTTGCGTAGATTTTTGTTCAACAATACCTACTTCTTTTACTTTTATTTCCATTTGATTAAATTTTTACAAAGTTAATAATAAAATTTTGTTCATTTTATTTACTTATCTTGGAGAAAACTCAGCTAAATCAAACCCATCTAAACTATCTTCGTTCGACTCAAATCTTTGAGGAGGCAAATTGTTTTTACGTTGGTTTATTAATCTAGACTGCTCTGTATTTTGTTGACTTATTCTTTTTGCCTTAGCATCTTCCCTATTAGTCTCTCTTTGTTGAAGCGATTGCTCAGTAATTCCGTGTAACTGTTGGTTATAGCTAAACTCTTCAGCCATTAACTGACTCTTAAGTTCAGCTTCGTTTTTAAGTTTCTCAATTTCAAATGCTATCTCCGCTTGTTTGAGTTGCATCTTGGCTTCAGACTCTAACTGTATTTTCTGCATAGCTGTTTGTGCAGCCATTTGCTGAGACTGCATTTGTTGCTGTGCCTGCATAGCCTGCTTTTGCATAGCTAGCTTTTCTTCTCTGTCTTGCTTTTGTTTACGTTTTAATTTTAATAATTGATTAGCAAGTTTTATATTTTTAATCTCACGTATATCTATAGCATCCTCAAGATTAATGTCCTGCTTAGATAATGCCATTTGTATATTCTGCTCTAGTTGTGCTCTTTCTTCTTCATCAGGAGCTACTTCTAAAAATATGCCAAAGTCATATATATATAAATCAGATATATCATTAAGTATACTTACATTGTACTTACCTATCTTGTTAGCAAAATCATCTTTAAAATCTGCGTACTCAAGAATATCTGCAACTCTGTATGTTAGTGCCTCAGATAAACTTCTAAATATAAATAAACTTCCATCGAGTATATGTCTTGTAGCTACGTTTGAATTTAAAGCTGCAAGTTTTTGTAACCCTACTAATGAATCCGGGTCAGGCATACTTCCATCTCTAGCTTCATTTAATCCTGTTACAGTTCTAATCATATTTAAATAGTAATTATAATTACTAATTAACATCTGAGATTTAGATGCTCCTGAGTTAGATGATAGCTGTTGTATTGGAACTCGTGCGTTATTAAACTCACCATCCTGTGTATAGGACCTACCAATAACAGAACCTGTTTGGAAGTATAGTCTTAATGCGTCTTCAGGGTTGTATGCTGCACCTGTTCCTAAGTCAACTTCATTTAAACCGTCAGCATCTATATATACACCGTCAGGAACTACACGTGAAATAACTTGTTGTAACTTCAAATGTGTCATCTGAATTAAATCTGCAAACGGTATCATACGTCTCACTAAAGACTCTATAACACCTTTATACATTCTTGGTGCAACAGCAACATAGTTAGGTAAAGCGTGCTGACTTGTTGACTTAGGTCTTACCATATTCTTTGAAAGCTCCCACTTTAAAATAATATTAGTACCCATTACCATTACTCCATCATACCACACGTCTATAGTTTTTTCAAACCTCTCAAAGTTTCCTTCCTCCATTACTTCAACAGGTGGGTCAAATTGGTCATTCTTTTCAATAACCTTATTGCCTCCCGTTGCCATTATCTTTTTCTTATAAACCATCTTTTTAGTGGTCTTATAATTAAAGTACATTAATGTAACCGTATCTCTGTAGAACATATCATTCTCATAGAACTGAGCTACATTATAGTAATCATACCAAGATTGACTATATTTAGAAATCTCTTCTAAGTCTTCGTTAGTCAAAGAAGGGTCAATCTTTTTGCAGTCTATAATTGGCATTGTTTTAATCTCACCCCAATAAAAACAATCTTTAAAGTGAGGGTCTTCTGTGTAGCTGTACACAACATTTGAAGGGTCAACGTAAGATACTTTAACTCCTGCTCCCGGAAGAAACTCATGCTTTGCAATACCTATTCCTAATACTGTTAAATCATAATCAAATCGTTTACGTAAGTCTAGATAATGATTCTCTTCAAGTATAGTATTTATAGCTTCTTCTTCAGCAATCTCAATAGCAGGTTTGTAGTTTAGTTGCATATATAAAGACAACTCCTCGTCAGTTTGAGGTAGCTCTTCAGATGGCATAACAAATGGGTCTACTCCTGTTTGTGATTGTATTACTTGTAGAACATCCTTTGCAGCCATTTGTCCTTCTATCATATCTTGATACTTAGAACGTTTTGCTTGGGACATAGCATCCTGTGCATATGCTTTTACTTTAAACAACCTATCTGCCATTCCGTTAACAACAATGTCAACAAACTTTGGAATAACAGGTACGGGAGTCCAATCTAAATTTAGATAGCTTAAATCACCGTCAATTGCTAATTCGTTTTTATATTTCTTTATAGATTGTTCACCTCTTGCATATAACCTCAATCTGTGAAACTCTCTCCATTGGTCATAATATCTGCAATTGTTTCCATCTTTTCTGAACCACTCGTACTGTATAGCTTGACCTATTTGAAGACCGTACTCATCAGTAGCTTTTTCTGCGTCCGAGACAAATTGACTAGGAAATCCTGCAGATGAAATGTTTATTTTTACATCTTTCATCTAATTATTTGACTTACGTTACCTGTGTTGCTGTACTTTGCAAAGTTAACGATTATTCTTGATTCTTTTTTTTCACTCTGATATAGATGCTTTTGACAAGCCATAACAGCAAGTCCTGAACTAATAGACGCATCATACTTTGTTCTATTGTTTATATCAAACCTCGCCCAATCTTCAAGCGTTCTGTTAAATGGCATCATGTTCATATCTCCTTCTTCATCTTTAAAGCCAACATGTTTTTCTATATATGACTCAATCGCTGCTGCGTGTGCTTGCTTAACATCCTCACTACTATTAGGTATACCTCCTAGTTCACGCTCTGTTTTTGACAGTCGTGTAAAAACTTTGTCAGGTCTATTCATACAAAATCCTCTGTATCCTCTATTCTTAAAATGATATAGTAAACGTGGTTTGTTGTTCTCTATGAGTATTGGCATACCATAAAATACACAAGCCATTAATACATCTTCAAAAAATATCTCTGCGGTCTGCGGTCTTGCAATGTACTCTAAAAAAAACTCATTACTAGGAGCTTCCTCCATATTAAACTTCGTAAGTCCATGCAACGCTCCGTTAGACCCCACACCTCCAACTGTACCTGATATATCATATGAATCGCATCCGAATGCTCCTATATGTTCATTACCCGGATAGTTGGTTCCTCTTTTAGAAACAATGTTGTTCTGAAGGTTTTTACTAGGCACCCATGTAATTAGAAATCTACCTCGCTTATCAGGATTAAATAAAACTTTTGTGTCTTTTATTCCATCCTTCCAACTAAACGAACCACGTGTTACATATTGGTCTGTAATCATACCATCGTTATAATCTATTTGTTGGTATATTTTTGTTAGATTAAATAAGGACTGTTTGCTTTCATCTCTAAATGCGTGTGACTCTGTTCTAGGAAACTGCCTGTAATATTCATTTAACGCATCCGCATCATTCTTTAATGACTCAACTTCATTTTCCCAATAGTTGATAGCTCCCATAGAAATCATTTCATTGTCAATTCCTAGTACTTCAACAGGAGGTGTTTCCAATACAGGGTTACCATACCTATCAATAAAACCTTCCATATTCCACTCCATAGGAATAAACAATGAGTATAGTCCACTTTTTGTCTGACCGTTTGAGTTTCTATTGGTTACATCAGAATCATAATATAGTTGCTTAAAACTATCACCACCTTTATTTAGTGCATTAGATGTAGAACCCATCATGCACTTACCTATAATCTTGCTACCTAATCGTAAACAGGTTTTTGTTACTCGCCAATTATTTAATATGTTGTTAGGCTTTAACCACTTCCCACTCTCATCGTGTACCAATAATAATAACTTCTCACCATCATAGCTGTTGTCATCTGTGTTCTTCCAATCTATTGTTGTATCTAATCCCTGAATCTCTTCATCATCAGAATCGTACATATTCTTTTTTGTAATCTTAGATGCAGGAACACGATAAGCAAGCTCTGTCTTCGGCTTATCCATACCATCCATAATAGGTTTGAAAAAGAAAGGTAGCCTACTGTTTATAGGTACAACCTTGTCAGTAAACATCTTCTTAGCATCCGAACCTGTTTTAGATAATATACCAACCCTTGAATCTTTAGCAAGTGTTCCTGTGTTTACGCATTCTGATGATGACATAAACGAAAAACCTGAACGCCTTATCTTAAGATATATCATTCCAAAACTTCTTTTGTCTGCCTTACAAGCCTCCCAAAAAATATACAGCAATCTATTTGCTTCACGATAGTCCGGGTATCCAACATCAATATTGGTCCACTGTAGATACATATAATGTGCACCTGTTATATAAGTAGGCACTCCATTATTCATGAACCAATACCCCTCTTCTCTATTGTCAAACTCTTGCTCTATATAATCAACCCATCTGCTTTTAAAATCAGAAGGCATCTCATTCCATTGAAATATAGATTGAATTTTAGAAAGTTGTTTTGGTAAATCAAGTCTTTCCCAATACTGTTGTTTTTTATCAGGGTGTCTTGCAGGACACCTATTTGGTGCTTTGGGTAGTGCAATCTTTAGACCTGATATACTTATTACATCTCCTATTTCACCTGTCTTAGATATAACAACTATGTCATACTTATCATTATAGCCATACAACCAAGACTTGTGCTTGTTTTTTTTAGACAACACACTCTTTGGTACAACGTCATTGAGTACTTTATATAGTTCGTTATTTAGACCTTCTTTCTGCAAACCCTTGTTTTGTATCTACCTTAGCATTAGGACCTGTTTGTTCAAGTGCCTCTTTCTCTTCTTCAATACGTTTTAGTATTTCAAACGCATCAAATATTGCTAATTTTTTTGTTGCTGCAGCATTCTTTAATCTATCAGCAGCAAGGTCATCCTCCGGGTCAGGCTTAATAATTTTTTCTTTTGCAACTTTTATTAGTTGTTCTACCGCTTGGTGACCTGCGTCTATTATTTTTAATTTAATGTCTTTGGTGCTCATAGTTGTAAAGTTATTGAGTGGTCATACATTCTATATAATATATCTCCATCTACATTAAACTCATATTCTTGAAAAGGTTTGTAACACACGACATCTCCTTTGCTTATTCCTTTTTGTTTTAGATAATCATTTACGATTACCATTTCTCCCATTAACGGTTCTTTTGTTAATGGTTTAAATATATAGCTTTTATTTGGTGGAACAGGTTTTACAAAACAATATCTATCGTATCCGTACCATTGATTGTTTTTCTTGTAAGCAAAAAATTGGTCAGGGTCTAAGAAGAAAGTATTTTCTTTTAAAAAACTTTTACCACTTTTTCTTCTGCCTTTCATATCGTTGTAAAATTTAAAAACATTATGGTGAACTAGCAAAGTATCTCCCTTCTCTATGGGTCCACAATAATTTAAAGGAGTCTCTATAACCGTTGCTTGTCTATTTGAAACAGATACATCTTCTTCTGAGGTGCTAGTTATAAAATCAATACCTCCTATGTTTTTTATATTGTCGTACCTCCTATTGTTTTTAGGTTCTACAATAAATTGATAAATAGATTTCATTTTAAAAGTTTATATTGTACTCAATAGATATAGGCATTGTATTTGTGAACTCTTTCCACAAAACAACCTCATCATTCTTTTCAATATATATTTTAATGGAATCAGAATCTTCGTAATGCTTGATTAAATGAATAGTGTAGTTAGCACCTAATACTTCTTGACCAACAAGATAGTGCATAGCTCCCTCCTTATAATCAGGACCTATTGAAATTTTTCTAATGTCCATTTATTTTAATTAAATTTATGACAAAGATAATTAAAAAAATGTTTGTGTGCTCACTATGTTAACTGTTGTCTGTATACCTCAACAAAGGCAGAAGGTACATCATCCCAACTTGAACTTGTTGCTTGCGTATATAGCCCACCTTCATTTACTCCCGAACTATCTCTTAATATTTGAA